CGCCTTAAGGTCGCACAAGCAATCACTAAAGACAAAGAAGTAGAGGCTAAGATCAATGTTAATGACCCAGCAAGACCTCAAGAACCTAATCGCACAAGTCAACGACGCGTTCAAAGGCCAGTTCAACCGCCTGTCGAACCTAGAAGAGAAGGTAGCGGCCCTAGAAACATTCCAGAAGGAGTTTTTGAATGAGCAAGGAAAAAGATCCACGACTAGCAAGGGCAGGGGTAAGCGGGTACAACAAGCCAAAGAGGACGCCTAAGCATCCTACGAAGTCTCACGTAGTTGTAGCCAAGGAAGGCGACAAGGTTAAGACCATCAGGTTTGGACAACAGGGAGTCTCAGGAGATAAGAAGCCTACGGCTCGTCAGAAGTCCTTCAAGGCACGACACGCAAAGAATATAGCCAAAGGCAAGATGTCTGCGGCATATTGGGCCAACAAGGAGAAGTGGTGATGGCAGGACTCTACGATAACATTCACGCTAAACGTAAGCGTATCAAAGCAGGAAGCAAGGAGAAGATGAGAGCCAAGGGTTCTAAAGGAGCACCAACGGCCAAGAACTTTAAACAAGCAGCTAAAACAGCAAAGAGAGGAAAACGATAATGCCTAAAGTTAACGGTAAGTCCTACCCATACACCAAAGCTGGCAAAGCAGCAGCAAAGAAGGCCAAAGCAGGCTCTAACTCTTACAAAGGTAAGAAACGTAAATAATACCAAAGAAAACACTTGACATTTACCTTAGAATATGTTATAATATACAGTATATAGTAACTAACGAGATAACCGAATGGCCTCTTTAACGAAAGAAGAAGATGAATACTATAACAATTACTTTGATATGTTTAACTCTAAAGGTTGGAAACAACTTGTTGAAGAACTAAACGTAAACTTAGTAAATGTTAACAGCGTTCAAGCTACTAAAGATGTAGATGATATGTATTTCCGTAAAGGACAGTTAAACGTTCTTAATAGCATTGTCAATCTAGATGACTCTATTGACGCTGCGTATAAGGACGCAACTGAAAATGATTAAAGTGTATGACTTCAAGTGTACCAATGGTCACTTGTTTGAAGAATTTGTAGAAGCAGGTACAACAACCAGTAGGTGCGGTTGCGGTGCTAACGCTACAAGGGTCGTCTCTGCCACGCAATGCGTACTCGAAGGTGCCTCTGGGGATTTCCCCGGTAGACACATGAAGTGGGTACGAGAACATGAGCAAGCAGGACGTAAATAAACTCCACAACCGTTAGGCGGAGAAGGTTAATAATATGGCACGAGCACAACTCGTAGATGAGCGTTCGGAAGAAGAACTTAACAACGAAGAAGTAGACACATTAGAAACACCAGAGGATACAATTGAGTCTCAGGAAAAAACTGAGGTAGCTCAAGAGGAGCCTAGCTTACCAGAGAAGTATCAGAACAAATCTTTAGAAGAAGTTGTTCAGATGCATCAAGAAGCTGAGAAGCTACTAGGCAAACAAAGCTCTGAGGTTGGTGAACTACGTGGCGTTGTTGATGACTACATCCAAACACAACTCGCAAATCAACAAGCACCTGTACAACAGCAAGAAGAAGACGATACTGATTTCTTCGTTGATCCACAGGCAGCAGTTAATAGGGCAATTGAGAACCATCCTAAGATTAAAGAGGCTCAACAATATAGCCAACAGCACAAGAAGCAAACAGCTTTAGCGCAGCTTAAAGGAAACCATCCAGAGATGGACAGTATCCTTAAAGATGCTAAGTTTGCTGAGTGGGTTAAAGCTTCTAAAATTAGGACTCGATTATTTGTACAAGCAGACCAGCAGTATGATTACGACGCCGCTGATGAACTGTTCTCCCTCTGGAAAGAGAGAGCCTCTGTCGCACAACAGACAGTAGCAGTTGAGAAGCAAGCACGTAAGCAACAAGCTAAGTCTGCTAACACAGGTAACGCCCGAGGAACGGCTGCTACTACACGTAAGAAAGTATATCGTCGTGCTGATATTATTAAACTTATGAAGACCGACCCAGATCGTTATGCAGCTTTGTCAGAGGAAATCTTTCAAGCTTACGCCGAGGGTCGTGTTAAGTAGCCTAATCTAAAGGAGATTTATCATGGCGACTCAAACTTATCCCGGTACAGTAGGCGGTGGCTCCATTGTCAATAAGACAGCCGCAGCAACATTCATCCCTGAAATCTGGAGCGACGAAGTAATTGCCGCATACCAGAAGAACCTGAAGATGTCACCTCTCGTAAAGAAGATGTCAATGACAGGTAAGAAGGGCGACAAGATTCATGTCCCTAAGCCTATCCGTGGCGCTGCATCTGCTAAAGTTGCTGACACCGCAGTTAACATTCAGGCGAACGTTGAGCAAGAATTGCAGATTGAAATCAATCGACACTTCGAGTACTCACGTTTCATTGAGGACATCGTAGAAGTACAGGCACTTAACAGCCTGCGACAGTTCTACACAGAAGACGCTGGTTACCAGTTGGCTCTGACGGTTGACACTGACCTGATGAACTGCGGTACTGGTTTTGGTGATGGAACCCTAGACCTTGCTGCTCCTTCTGGTGCAGATTGGGCTAACAGCAACAGCTATTACTTTAACGCTGCCGCTGGTTTGGGTGCGTTTGCTGCTGGAACTACAGCTACTGGTGACAACTTCACCGACGTAGGTTTCCGTGAGGCTATCAAGCTTCTGGATGACGCCAACGTACCAATGGAAGATCGTTGCTTGATTATCCCACCTGCTGCTCGTAAGACAGTAATGGGAATTGAGCGTTACGTATCTAGCGACTTCCGTGATGACCGTACTGTTAAGTCTGGTCTGATTGGTAACGTTTACGGTGTTGACATTTACGTTTCTAGTAACTGTCCTACGCTTGAGACTAACGTTCGTGGCTGTCTGTTCTTCCACAAGGATGCTATCATCCACGCGGAGCAGATGAATGTACGTTCGCAGACTCAGTACAAGCAAGAGTACTTGTCTACTCTGTACACTGCTGACACCCTCTACGGTGTTCAAGTGTATCGTCCTGAAGCTGGTTTAGTACTGGCCGTGTTTGACGAGTAAAACTACTCTGGCCCCTTCGGGGGCCTTTCTCTTTTGTTTGTTTTTTCAGGAGTAGTAAATGGCAATCTATCGTGGCCCCGGAGGTTCACCAGCCTCTTCAACAGATGCAACATTAAACGCTGTTACTGAAAAAGCGAATGAAGCAGCTACGTCTGCTCAGAACGCAGCTACCAGCGAAACTAACGCAGCAACTTCTGCAACCGCAGCAGCAGGCAGCGCTACTACAGCCTCTGACGCGGCACAAACAGCTATTGACAGTATTGGTAGTGCAACAGCAGACGCTAACGCAGCAGCCGCTAGTGCGTCGCAGGCAGCCACAAGCGCCTCTAACGCAGCCTCTTCAGAAAACTCTGCTGCTACCAACGCAACAAATTCAGCTACGTCTGCCACTGCTTCGGCTACATCAGCCACAGCGTCAGCAACGTCAGCTACTAACTCAGCTACATCAGCTACAGCTTCAGCTACATCAGCAACCGCAGCAGCCGCTAGTGAGTCCGGTGTAGCAGCAGACGCAACCGCAGCAGCCGCTTCAGCTACTGCCGCAGCCAGCAGCGAAGCAGGCGTAGCAGCAGACGCTAACGCCGCAACAACCGCTGCTAGCAACGCAGCGACTAGCGAAACAAATGCTGGAAACTCTGCAACAACAGCAACTACAAAGGCAGCAGCAGCAGCAACTTCAGAGACTAACGCTGCAACTTCAGCTACCAGCGCAGCAACTTCAAAGACTGATGCTGCAACTTCAGCTACCAATGCTGCAAACAGTGCAACAAGCGCGGCAACTTCAGAGACTAACGCTGCAACTTCAGCTACCAGTGCAGCAACTTCAGAGACTAACGCTGCAACTTCAGCTACCAATGCTGCAACTTCAGAGACTAACGCTGCAACTTCATCGACCAGTGCAGCATCATCAGCGACCAGTGCAGCAGCTTCTTTTGATTCTTTTGATGATCGTTACTTAGGTTCAAAGTCTTCAAACCCTTCTGTTGACAACGACGGCAATGCTTTAATTGTAGGAGCAATGTATTTTAACTCTACTGATGATCTAATGAAAGTCTATACTGGAACTACTTGGCAGCAAGTGTCTCCTACAACAATTACAAATTACAACGCTGTTGATGGTGGCTTTGCTAACAGCACCTATACCGCACCACAATCCATTAATGGAGGAACAGCTAGTGGCTGATATAATTCAAATTCGCAGAGACACTGCGGCTAACTGGACAAGCGCCAACCCTACACTAGCTCAGGGTGAGTTGGGCATAGAAACCGATACGTTAAAAGTAAAGGCAGGCACAGGCTCAACAGCTTGGACTTCTTTGGGTTACTTAATTGATTCCGGTGGTTACGCATCTTATGCAGATTCGACTGCTAATTTTACAGGCGCGTTGCAAAAGTCAGGGTCGCCTGTTGTTACCCAAGCGTTCACGGGAGATGTGGCTATCACCGGGGATCTGAGCGTAACAGCTACTACGTCTATTGCCCCTGTTATTGAAAAAGTCACTGTGCAAACCAGCACAACAGGCACGATCAACTTTGATTTTGTGACGCAGGCGGTTGAGCTATACACGGTAAATCAGACGGCAAACAGAACGATCAACTTTCGTGGCGATGGATCAACCACGCTTAACAGCAGCATGGCGATAGGGGAAAGCATGACGGCGGCTGTGTTGATGACGCAGGGAAGCTCTGCTTACTACCTTAATACCTATCAAGTAGATGGTTCTGCTGCAACCATCATTAAGTGGTCAGGCGGTGCGCCAACGGGAGGAAATGCCTCTGGTATAGATGTGTATTCGTTTACTGTCATTAAAACGGCAAACGCTGCATTTACTGTATTAGCCTCTCTGACAGGATACGAATAATGCCAATTTTATCAACGGTAGGAGCGGCATCGGCTCAAGGCTTTGGATTTTCAAAAGGTTCAGGGGGTGCGCCTATACGTATGGGCGTTGTTCTAATGTCCGGTGGCGGCGCTGGAGGCGGCGCTAATTACCACTCAGGTGGAGGAGGTGCTGGACAAATTAAGGTTTATGCTCACAACGAAAATTTTGGTGTGACCGGAACTTCCTATGTTGTGACTATTGGCGCAGGAGGCGTGTGCGGTACCGCCGCGTCTGATGGAGGCTTTGGAAGTGCAACCTCTATCTCGGGAATGTTGAGCTTAAGTAACTCCACTGGAACGCTGGCTCAGAGGACAGTAACTACAATTGGCGGCGGTGGCGGTAAGAACTACTCGACCAGCGGCAGCAACGCGGCAAGCGGCGGCGCATGTGGAGGGGGTGGATCAGGCTATAACCAATACGTTGGTTTGTCTTACGGAGCAAGTGCGTCGGGAGGATCATGGACAGACCTTCTCAATTATAATCATCAGCACCAATACGGAGGAGCAGGCTCTGCCAATTCTGCCCCTAACTACGGCTCAGGAGGCGGTGGAGGCATAATAACAGCAGGCGGTAACGGGAGTCCCACTGCTTCTGGCAATGGCGGCAGCGGTCAAAATTTCTATGACTTGATTTCAAGCACCGCTATTGGCGGTGGTGGAGGCGGTGCAGGCTATAACGGCGGTGATGGGCAAGGAGGTTACGGAGGTGGAGGCGCTGCTGGTACAGGCACAGGCAGGTTTGGCGCAGTCAACACCGGAGCCGGAGGTGGCGCGGCTTCATCGCACAACAGTATAGTCGGAGGCAGTGGCGGCTCTGGCTTCTTAAAAATAATTTTTGCTTATGGTGGTGAACCTGTTTCAGCCACAGGCTCTTATGTAAGAACAACCAACGTTTCAGGCACTGTCGTATACACCTTTAACGGAAGTGGAGGTTTTACACTCTAATGGCTCATTTTTGTGAAGTAGACGAAAACAATGTTGTTATCCGCGTTATCGTTGTCGGCAATGACGATGTAAAAAACACAAACGGAGAAGAAGAAGAGGCCGTGGGTCAGGCTTTTTGCGCCTCTCTTTTCGGAGGAAGGTGGCTTCAAACTTCATATAACAACCACTTTAGAAAACAGATGGCTCAAACTGGCGGTAGCTATAATGAAGGGCTAGATATGTTTATATCGCCACAGCCTTTTGAAAGTTGGACATTAAGCAATACAACAGGTGACTGGGAAGCTCCCGTCGCTATGCCTGTAGACGATAAGCGCTATTATTGGAATGAAGAAAGCTTAAACTGGGTTGAGCTTCCAGACTTGTTAGGAGAAACCAATGTCCTCTAAGATTATAATTAAGAACAGTCAAACAGCAAGCTCAGTACCTACAACGTCTGAAGTAGATGTAGGTGAGTTGGCTGTAAACGTAGCTGATAAAGTTATCTACACTAAAGACGGTTCTTCTAATGTTGTACGGCTAGGTGCTGAAGAGTACATTACGTCTGCTCGTGCAGCCCAGTGGGACACAGCGTACACAACTGCTCCGGGTTCTATCAATGCAACTTTGATTACATCTGGACAGTTACCCGCTGCGCGTCTCTCTGGTAGCTACACGATTAACATCACAGGTAACGTGACAGGTAATGTTACATCGTCAGGCACGTCTACGTTTAATACCATACAGATTGGTACTAGCTGGACAGTTACTGAGTCTAACAACAGAATCTACTTTAGATACAACGGCGCATCTAAGGCGTCTATTGACGAGACTGGCTTGCTTAGATTAGCCAGCACTGTAACCGAAAGCACAACCCCATAAGGATTTAGATATGAAAGCTCTTGTTTCTTCTTTGTTGTTTCTTAGTTTTGCTGTTACTGCTCAAACTGTCATTATGTACGATGACGGCTCTACGTACACCGTAGCAGAAGACGAGGACGTATATGTATCCTCAGCCCCTCTGTATCGCTCTGTGAGCATCGTTGGCGCACAACCTAACAAGAACCGTGACTACGTAGCGCCGCCCGTTACAGGCGATGAGGTGTGTTGGGAGTGGGCAGGTATTGCAGCACCTACAGGCTACAGCACTGAGGCTTGTTATGTAGAAGAAGAAGTTGTAGAAGTTGTCGAAGAAGAGTGCTCACCAGATAGCCTGACGTTCGGCGGCTGTTAACAGTGAAGTACCTGCTGTTTCTTTTACTTGCAGGCTGCTCTGGCACATTGACTGAAACTAGGTCAGTGTGTCTAGGGCTATGCGTAGAAACTACATTGGAAACTAAGGCTGTGAGCAAAGAGGTGCATAGTGAACGTAGACGAACGTAGAATTGAACGCATGGAAAACACTCTCGACAAAGTATGCGAAGCTGTTAGCCAGATCGCAGTAGTCGATGAGCGTATAATGTCGCTACTTAATAGGCTGGAGCGTTTTGAGAAGCGCCTTGACGAACAAGAAGATAAAATCATTGAGCTTTCTGAGGACGTAATCATAAACTCTAAGCTAGTCAAGACTAGTGAGCGTTTCTTTTGGGTAGGCGTCAGTGCTCTGGCGTCTTTCGTTGTTTACATGGTGCGCTAATGCTTGATCTTTTGATAGGCCCAGTTACATCTCTGCTTGATAAGTTCATCCCTGACACCACAGAAAGGAATAGGCTTGCTCATGAAATATCTACAATGGCTGAGAGACACGCTCAAGAGTTGGCTAAAGCCCAGATTGAAGTTAATAAAGAAGAAGCTAAAAGTACTTCTCTCTTTGTGTCTGGATGGCGTCCAGCGGTTGGGTGGGTCTGTGTTAGCGGAATGGCATTTAATTTTATCTGCGTTCCTCTTGGGAATTTTTGCTTCTCTGTATCTGGGATGGCTGTTGTATTGCCAGCCTTGGATTTAAGTGAGATGCTTCCGGTGCTTATGGGCATGTTGGGGTTGGGCGCTATGCGCTCCTTTGAGAAAGCCAAAGGCGTAGCGAGGGATAAATAATGACTGAAGAAGAATTTGACGCCCTTATACAAAGTTTGTTAATGCAGGGTTATACTGTTGAGGAGTTAGAAGCATCAGCAGAGCAAGATAATTTTGAAGACGAATTTGGAATAAGTTTACCTAACTTTGCCATAGATATTAATGCTCAAACAGCAATACAAGGGGCTGCACAAAAAGCTAACTCAAGCTACCGAACAGCCAACAGAATTAAAAAAGCGCAATGTAATAGAAGCGGCGGATTTAATGTAGGATCAGGCGGCAATCATCAGTGTCTAAGAGGCGAAGACGCAGTAGCGCACATTGAAGGCATAGGAGAAAATGCCCCTGCTTACGAGAGGGCGCAAGAGTGGTTGGCTGAGTACAACGCAGAGCAAGGGATTGATGAAGATACCACGGCTGAAGGCGATCCTTTTGGTGCTTATGTTGTAGATACAGATGGTGATGGCTTTGTAGATACTGTGCAAGGTACTAATCCTTATGGAGAAACAGTTCTTGTACAAGGTAACGACGGACTCAACGATGAAATACAGGCTGCTCAAGACCTTAAGGATTCTATATACAACCAAGAAGGCTGGGACGACTTAGAAGAATGGGAGCAAGACAGAGCGTTAATAAACGCAGGCGGTTCTGCTATCCACGGTACGGACGGTAACGCTCCTGAAGAAACCACAGAGCCAACAGGCATAGAAGCTGCTATAGAAAACATGAAAGAAAAGTTTCCTACATTTGACGATGTTTGGAACGCTGTTGTTGCTGATCTGCCTTCTAACCCTCAAGAGTGGGGTGATGTTATACGTAGCGTTTTAGAAGCAGCAGGCGTAGACTTACCTAGCGCAGATATTTATGATATATTGAACGGCGGCTACGGGGTTATTGCTGACATTGATCCAAGTACCGGAGGCATAACAGGGATCTTTGACCCTGCAAATCAAGATGTTTTTGTTCCCGGTGTAATACCCGGAGGCGAAGAGTCTACTATTATTGGATCTGTCGAAGACATTATTAATGCGCCTGCTGATGTTGTAAAAAATAAAATAGAAGAAGTTTTAAGTAGTGTACAAGACCCTGAAAAACTTATTAAGGTTATACTAAACTCAGGACTAGATATTCCCCCGCAAATGTGGGAGGTTTTAACAGGAGCTGTGGCTGCTGGTTCAGAGCTTTTAGATTGGATTCAAAACGCAATGGACAACACTGACGAGGCCGGTGTTGTAATAGGTCAGACTGAAGAGCCTGAAGATACTACTGAAGAGCCTGAAGATTCTCTCGGTTTTGGACACGAGGGTGGCACAAGTGATGGCGGAGCCGGAATTGAACCCGGAGATGACTTAGACCTTAATACTGGCGAGGAACCTGAGATAACAACTGAGCCTCCGTCAGTAAGTGAACCGCCTCTGTTTGGAGAAGAACCTGAAGACTTTACTTTTGGCGGCTTACCAGACGACTCACCAATAGAGCCTCAAGAGCCTATGTTGGTTTCACCGCCACCTCCACCGCCACCACCACCGCCACCTCCACCTCCACCACCGCCGCCGCCGCCACCTCCGCCGCCACCTCCGCCGCCAGATCGTGTAAGCGATGAGGAAATTAACAACATATATAACTACCTTTTTAATCGTGACGCTAGGCAGGAGGGTTTAGATTACTGGGGTGATTGGTCTGAGGTGTACGATCACGAAGGATTGACGAACGCAATTATTGCGGGTGCTCCTAGTGGCGGCCCAGATTATGAGTGGTACTTTAATAATGTACTTAATCCGTCTGAACCACCTGAGACACC